ATGGTGGCGACGAACACGTCTGTCGCGGGCTCGCTCGGCATGTTCGAGGACGCTGGTCGGCTCTACTTCATCTACTGGGAAATGCGGAACAACACCACCCTCGGGAACATGCGGTGCGAAGAGTTCATTCCGAACGGCACCGCTGTCGGGAGCAGCTTTCAGGAGACCGATATCTCCGCAACCGTGATTCCGGCAATCTGGCGGACTGGCGGAGCGAACGAGAACCTCGGCTCGCTCTCGACCAACGTCAACGTCTACGTGTCCACCGCGATCCCGGGGTCACCGGAGATCTTCTGGTGGAGATACGACGACATTCCGTTCGCGTCCTCGACGTTCTGGACGTGGAACGGCAATGCCTCCCTCTGCACGGTAGCGGGGAGCGTCGGCTCGCAGTACCTGATCCCGCAGGGGAACAACTCCCAAAGCGAAAACGTCTACACCGACGGGGACTTTGACGTCACCCTAGAGAATGATCAGGTCTCTCCAGGGAAGATCTCCTTTGACTTCCAGGCGCATACCCCTCTCGACGCGAGCTCTCCCGCGAACAAGCAGGGGAGGCTGCACTACTCTCTGGGTGGAGCAGCCTGGGTCGTGGCGACACTCAGCACGGCAGGGCCAGACGCCCCGAGTGTCGTGTCTGGTGGCGACGCCGCCCCGACGATCAGTGCGAACTTGCTCCAAGGAATCGTCGTCGGGTCTTCCAAGTTTCGCGCGTTCTGGGACGCTGCGGCTGACGGATTCAGTAGCGTAGGTCAAGAAGTCGAACTCATGCTCGACGTCTTCTAGGAGATTTGGTGACGGTCGGTCCGGTCTATCAAGGTGTTGCTCAAGTCTTCCAGAACGGGGTTGGCCCGGTCTGGCAAGGGACGGCGGCTGCACAGAGAGATCGTGGAACCGGGCCGGTCTACCAGGGAGCCGCTCAAGTCTTCCAGAACGGAGTCGGACCCGTCTTTCAGGGAGACGCTGACGCGCTTCGCGGGAAGGGTGTCGGCCCGGTCTTTCAGGGAGACGCTGACGCACTTCGAGGACACGGAGTCGGTCCTGTCTTCCTCGGTGCCGCTGTCTCCACCACGACTCCTCCTTTGGTCTACAGCCTGACCCCGAACAGTGGACTGAGCCTCGGCGAGACGTGCGTCACGATTCGAGGAATCAACTTCGCCGACGAAGCGAGTGGAGGGACCGTTCGGGTCTACTTCAACGACGTCCTCGTTCAAGAGGGCGGGGTGATCGACTCCGACACCCTGATCGTGGTCACTCCTGCCGGTCCACTTGAGACGGTTGACGTTCGAGTCGAAAACGTGTTCCCGGGTATGCCTGAGACTGTCCTGGCATTCACCCTCGTGGACGCGTTCACGTACGAGCGACCGAACCTGGCGACTCGTCGTGACCACAAGTACGACAACGCTGTCCTCGTGGTGACCAGGACCCTGATCAGTGAACTTCGCCGAACCGTGATCCAGAATGTGACCTGGGGTATGCACCCCGAGTTCGTCGACGCGTTCAGCGCCCCAGAAGAACAAGAGGTCCAGTCGTCGGAGCCCAGCCTCAAGATCGTCGGACCAGTCATTCAGGAAGACAGGTTCTACGCGACGAACGGACGCTTCCAGGTCGGGCCCAATGTAGATCCCGCGTCGGGCGCCGTTATCGACCCAGTCCCGGGCGGAGTCTTCACCGAGCACGTCAACCCCGTCACCGTTCGTCTGGACTATCAGTACGTTGGGGTCGGGAGGACAAAGGGCGAAGCGATCAACCTTTGGGGTGCGATCACTCGCTACTTCAACCGGACCGCAGTGCTGACTGTCCCAGTGGACGGTAATGATCCAGCTAACGGGACGGTCGATATCGAAATGAGTGTGGTCTGGGAGGAGCGAGCAGAGGTTGGACAGACGAACCGAGACGGGTTCTTCCAGTTCACCGGCGCGTTCGTCCTACGTGGCGTCCATACTGTCGGTGAGAAGATCTTTGACGGTGTGACCAACGACGGAACGAACGGCGACGGGTGCGTGATCCTCGCCATAGAGCCTAAGACATGAGCCAATCTGGACATGCAAGAGAGGCTTCTGGTAGACTCGTGAATCTGCAAAGCCGAGGAACATGACATGGCAAAGCTGAAGAACCTGCTCAGGCGCACCCGCTCGTTCAACCTCGAGCACCCGCACTTCGTCAATCAGAACGGTGAGCATCCCGTTGGGAAGCCCGAAGCGCTGACCCTCCTCCCCTTGGAGGCTCGGGACGTTCCCGAAGAGGCGCTGCTCTGCCGAGAGATCAAGGCGTGGCTTCGCCCGTCGATGGGTCGCGCGACCCTTCGAGTCCTCGGGTAAGATCGCCGCCACTAGGAACAGCTAGGGAGAGAACCACATGCCCCCCTCCAATCTCTTGCTCGCCTCGAAGATCGTCGTCGTCGAAGAGCCGCCGCAGATTCGGAACATCCCTGGTGTTCCGACTGCGATTGCGGCATTCGAGGGCGTGACCGAGCGAGGGCCCGTTAGGGTGCCTCAGTTCGTCACGAGCTTCGAGGAGTTCGTCTCGGTCTTCGGCGGATTCATTGCCGCCTCCGACCTTCCGCTCGCGATCGAAGGGTTCTTCAGGAACGGCGGTACGTCGTGCTGGATTTCCCGGGTCGTTCACTACACGGACATCAACGACGACGCGACTGCGACGGCCATCAAGGGCGAGCAGACGATCGGTGATCGCGGTGGCGTGGCGGGTCCGTCGATCCTCGACTCGGTGGCTGGTCCGTTCCAGCTCGAACCCGCTGAAGACCTCGTCGTCGATATCGACGCGTCGGGTCCTGACACCCTGACTCTGACGGCTGCTGCTGCGTCGGCGCTCACCGGCAACGCGGAGCCGTACGCTCTGGTCAACGCGGACACGCTCGTCTATCAGACGAACAACCTCGTGACCGGTGCGGCTCTGGGTCCGGTGCGGACGATCAACTTCTTGACCGCCGACTTCGTGTCGATTGGCGCGGCGACGGCAGAGGAAGTCGCTGCGGTGATCAACCGCGACGGGATCGGGATCAGCGCCGAGGCGACCGGCGGCACGACCGTCACGATCCGCTCCGACGCGAGGGGCTCCGGCGCCAGCTTGGTGATCGACGCCTCCTCGACCTCGATCGTTATCGGCAAGCTGAACCTGGCCTCCGGGACCACGAACGGCTCGGGCAACGTCGCCCTGATCGACGCCGTGACCGCTGCCGAGTTGGCCGGACTCCTCACCGCGCTTCCGCTCGGTGCCGGAACCGCCGTGGACGTGGCTGGCGTTCTGCGCTTGACCTCGACTGCGACCGGCTTGGCCGCGACGGTGGTGATCACTGCCGCGACGACGGCTCTGGGGATCTTCACGGGTGCACTCCCGATCACCCAGAACGGGACGGACGCTGCCGAGTCTCCGTCGATCAAGGTGATCGGCAAGGATCCGGGGACGTACATCAACACGCACTCCGTGGTGATCGAGGCTCCCAGCAGTGGCGACGCCGACCGCTTCAACCTTCGGGTCAAGCGCGGCACCGCGACGCAGGAGATCTTCCCGAACCTGTCCATGGATCCACTCGACGACAGGTATGTCGAGACCCTGGTCTCCGACACCTCGATCCTGATCGACGTCGAGGATCAGTTCTCGCCAGCCGCGCCGGACAACAACCGTCCGAAGCTGGGTGAGTTCTCCGCGTGGCTCCTCGCCGACAACGGGCTCACCGGTCTCGTCGACTCGGACTTCACCGGGACACAGGCTGGCGGGACTGGCCTGTTCGCCTTCGACCTCGTGAACAACATCACGCTCCTGGCGATTCCTGGCCGAGCGACGAGTGCTGTTCACAACGCCATGATCTCCTACTGCGAGGTCGACCGCGTTGGAACGTGCCTGTCCGTTCTGGACCCGCCCGAGAGTCTCGACGAGCAAGGGATCAAGGCGTACGTCGAGACGACTGCTGCGTTGCTGAACCTCTCGGAGTTCGGGGCGATCTACTGGCCCCGGATCGAGATCCTGAACCCGAGCACTGCTGTCTTCGGCTCGTCCGAGCGGCTGATCGTGCCCCCGTCGGGTCACATTCTCGGTGTCTACGCCAGGACCGACCAGTCGTCCCCGGGTGGCGTGTACATCCCTCCGGCTGGAGTGGAGAACGGGATCCTCTTCGGTTGCCTCGGGTTCGAGACCGACGACGTGTTGGACGAGCGCAAGCGCGACGTCGTCTACCCGAGTCGGATCAACCCGCTCACCACGATCGACGGGTCGCCTCGCCATATCGACGGCTCCCGGACGCTCAAGGGCAACGGGAACTTCCCGTTCATTGCCGAGCGGCGCGGCGTGATCTTCATCGAGTCCAGCCTCAAGGCCGGTCTCTTGTTCGCCAAGCACCGGAACAACGACCGGCGCCTCCGCATGGAGGTCAAGCGCTCCATCGAGGCGTTCCTGCTGATCCAGTTCGGGGTCAACGCCTTCCGGGGCGAGACGCCTTCGGAGTCGTTCTTCGTGGACGTCAGCGACGCGCTCAACACGATCGAGCGAATCTTCGCTGGTCAGCTCAACGCGCGGATCGGACTCGCGACGCAGAAGCCCGCCGAGTTCATCATCCTCACGTTCACCCAGGACACTCGTGAGTTGGAGGAGCGTCTGGCCCAGCAGCTTGGCGGCTAGGTCCTGATCGCTTAGATCCATAGAGGAGAACAAACATGGCTTTGATTGCTGGCGTCACCCGCAGCTACTACAAGAAGTTCAAGTTCGTCGTCGAAGAGGCTGGGATCCGGTTCGCCGGGTTCCAGACGTGCGGCGAAATCGCGATCGAGGTCGCGAAGATCGAGCACTTCGAGGGCGGCTCGTTGATCCCGAACAAGCAGCCCGGTCGGGTCACCGTGCCCGACGTCGAGCTGACTCGTGGGGCCAGCGACGACCTCGACCTGTGGGGCTGGATGCAACAGGTCGTCGCGGCCTCTCAGGTCGTCGTGGATCCTTCGCAGAAGCGCACGCTGGATATCATTCAGCAGGACCGCACGGGGGCCGAGCTTCGTCGTTGGACCCTGATCAACGCCTGGCCCGTTCGGTTCAAGGCCGGGGACTGGGACAACAACGCGGACGAGAACGTGGTCGAGTCGATCACCCTCGCCTACGACTACCCCTCGATTGGCGGCGACGTCGGCGCGCAGTAGCGTTCGCTGACCCTGTCGGATCTCACAGCTAGAACAACAGACACAGGAGAGAACCCATGAGTCTCGAAGCGATCACCAAGGACACGATCAAGGGCGCCGCGATTCGCGAGCTCCAGGGCTTGCAGTGCGCGGTCGTGACGGGCGACTCGGCCAACACCGACATTCCCGTTGCGGGGACCACCGTCAAGGGCACCACGCTCGTCGCGGTCCTGCACAACACGGTCACGACCGGTGTGACCGAAGCGAACCGCGTCGCCGAAGCCTCGATCACCTCCGACGGCAACCTCCAGTTGGACACGACCGATACGTCGACTGACCAGTTGGTCGTCTGGTTCTTCAACAAGGCGTAGCACGCGTCGCCTTGAGCGGTACCGCAGGGAGAACCTTGCGGTACCGCAAAACCGGTTCGCCGGACCCGATTAGAGACGATTAGATTTAGAGAAACCGAAACCGAAAGGGAGGGCTTCAATGGCCCAAGAGTTGAGCGTGGACTGCCCGAGTGGCCTGTCCGTTACCGTCCGCGAGTTCCGAGTGTCTGACGAAGATCTCCTCGCGAATCCCGCTTCGATCCGAAAGGGCCTCGCCGTCTCCAGCCTCCTCGAGGCCGTGACCCTTCGTGTCGACGACCCGGGTCCGTACTCCATGCACGGCAAGGACGCTGACACGGCGAAGATCGACTGGACCGACGTGCTCCAGGGCGACCGCATGGTCATGCTCCTGAAGACTCGGATCTTCACTTGGGGTGAGGACCTCGTCTTCCGCCAGCCCTGTCCGAACTGTCCTGCGCATATCGCAACCGAGATCGACCTGAGCGAGCTGGAGATCAAGCCTCTTCCCGAGACCTCCAAGACCCACGTCCTCAATCCGAAGGAAAACCCGATCTTCGTCACGCTCCCGCGCGCCGAGGTCAAGGTTGGCTTCCGTCTCCTGCGGGGGAAGGACGAGCGCCAGCTCCAGAAGCTCCAGAAGCAGCACAAGGACGCTCAGTCGTCCGCCTACCTGCGATACCGGATCGTCGAGATCGACGGGGTCAACATGGCCGACTGGACGGCGTGGCTGCGCAACCTCGGCGGCAGTGACGCTGCGTTCCTCCGGGCTCAGTTCGACGAGGCCGACTGCGGCGTGGATCAGGAAGTGGACTTCGACTGCGATACGTGCAGTCATGTCTGGCGCGACGACGTGAGGTTCCGCGCGGATTTTTTGTTCCCGAAGTACCGAAAGAAGACGGGATCACAAACATGATCAACCTCCTGGCTCGGTATCCGAACCGAGCCGGGTTCAACCTCACCTATCAGGACGTCAGGAACCTGCCCTTGTCGTTGAGAGATAGGATGCTGGAACAGATTAACGAGTGGAGATCTCAGGAAAAGTCTAAGTAGGAAGCTCGCGTCATGGCGCTGAACAACGTCGGAATGGGAATCGTGATCACCGCCCAGAATCTCACTGGGAATGTGATCAACCGTCTCACGGGCAACTTCGTTTCCAAGTTCGCCAAGATGACCGGCGCGAGCAAGGACGCGGCTATCAAGATGGCGGCGGACGCCGAGATCATTGTCGCCGGGTTGAAGAAGGTCGTCGTCGGGCTCGGAATCGCTGCGGCTGGATTCTTCGCGTTCAAGAAGACGTTCGATATCGCTGATCCAGCGGGCAAGTTCGAGCAGGGTATCGCGGCTATCGGAGCGATCACCGGAGCTACGGCAGACCAGCTAGAGAGACTGGAGAAGACCGCGATCGACGCGGGTGTCGCGACTCAGTTCTCCCCGACCGAAGCGGTTGAGGGACTCAAGAGCCTGGCGACGGCGGGCCAGACCGCAGAGCAGTCCATGAAGACGCTCCAGCCTGTACTGGATCTGGCTGCGGGATCCATGGGGCAACTCGGGGTCGCGGGCGCTGCCGACGCTGTGGTGGGAACGCTGAACGCGTTCCAGTTCGAGGCGTCTCGGGCGACCGAGGTCACGGACAAGCTCCTCAAGATCACTCAGCTCACCAACTTCCAAACGCGCGACTTCGGGGCCGGTCTCTCGAAGGCGGCGGCTTCGGCGGCGGTCTTCAATCAGACCCTCGACGACACCCTGATTACCGTGGGTCTCATGCGCAACGCGAACGTGGACGCCTCGTCGGCGAGCACTGCGTTCCGAGAGGCCACTCGAAAGCTCGGTGCGGACACCGCTGCTCAGGCGAAGGTCACTGCGCAGGGTGTCGACGTGTTCGACAAGCTGACCGGGAAGATGCGCGCCCTCCCGGACATCATTGTCGATCTCGCCAAGGCGACCAAGGACATGACCGATCAGCAGCGCAACGAGATCGTCGTGCGCGCGTTCGGTGCTCGTGGTCTCGTTGCGTTCAACGCGGTGGCGAAGGCGACTGCGATTGTTCAGCGTGAAGGTCGAGAGGTCACGCTCAAGGGTGCAGACGCGATCGAGGAGCTTCGCCGGAAGATGAAGGACGCCGGTGGTACTGCTGCCGGATTCAAGAAGGCACTGCTCGATACCTTCGAGGGACAGAAGACCCTACTCAAGGGAACCGTGGAGACGATCGCTATCGCGGTCGGGAAGCCGTTCTCCAAGGTCCTGCGCCCACTCGTCCAGGGGCTGGTCGAAACCCTGAACGTCATGCTCCAGACGCTCAACGCCCTTCCGTCTGGGGTGAAGAACTTCTTCGCTGGTGCCACTGTCGTGTCGACCCTCGCGGTGGGCATCGGTGGGTTGATCGTGGCTATCGTGGTCCTGATCCCGCTGGTCAAGCTCTTCATTGCCACGTTCGGCGCCGGGCTGGCTCTGATGGCTGCCCCGTTTATCAAGATCATCCTGATCACTGGAGCCGTGATCGCGGCCCTCGTGATCCTGAAGAAGGCGTTCGACGCGAACTTCCTTGGGATCAAGGGGATCGTAATGCCCGTGATCGACAGGATCACCCTCGCGGTCAAGGCACTGTTCGGTCTCTTCACCGAAGGCAAGCTCGAGGGAGGGATCGCCGAAGACCTGGTCAAGGATCCGAAGCTCTTCAAGTTCATCGAGTTCGTCTCCAAGGCGTTCGCGTTCATGAAGGCGATTGCGGTCGGGGTGTTCGAGGCTATCTCGGACTCGGTCTCCGCCATGAGCGCTGACCTCGCCCCCGCACTCGACGAAATGTTCATGCTGTTCGGTGAGGTCTTCGGTGCAATCGGTGAGGTCATTCGCGGCGTGGCCGAGATCTTTGGGTTCAGCTTCGAGGGGCCAGGCGCGAGCGCTATCGAGATCTTCAAGCTGATCGCCAAGGTGATCACCCGCTCGATCATCGTCCCGATCGAACTCGCAGTGAAGGCAATCGCTTTCCTCGCTCGTGCCTTTATCTTCGTGAAGCGGGTCAAGGTCTTCTTGATCACCCTCGGACTCGCGATCGTGCGGAACCTGATCAACCCGATCAAGGCCCTGGCGGTGATCATTGCCTCGCCGTTCATTCTCGCCTTCGACGCGATCGTGGCGGTGATCAGCAAGGTGGGCGAGTTCTTCGTGTTCATCTTCGAGCCGGTCGCGAAGTTCTTCACGAAGATCTGGTTCGACGCAGTGAACCTCGTCGCTGGCGCGTTCAACTCGGTGGGGAACTTTATCAAGGACGTCATGGAGGACGTGCGAGACCTCGTCGTCGCCGTCGTTCAGGGAATCGCCTCCCCACTCAACAACTTGCTCGAAGGACTTGCCAAGGCTGCCGACTTCCTCAAGGAGGGACAAGGAGCCAAGTTCCGGTCAGCGAAGTTCACGATCTCCGCTGAAGACGTCCAGCTCCCCTCGATCCCGACCTTCTCCAAGCTCGGGCAGGATAAGGACACCGCGACTGGTGCTTCCA